CGCAGGCATCGGCGCTGTTTTCTATCGCCGTGATCCGGCGCGTATGATCGTCCCTGCGGGAGATCCGCAGCACGCGCATCAGGCCGCGATCCTGTCCCTCCTCATAAAATACATATAGTTCGTAAAGCACAGGGACGTGCGTCCAGTTGCCCGTAGCCGTCAATGTGGCCGTCACGGTTTCCTCATAAACGGCGGCTACGGTCTGTTCTTCCACGGTGTCGTCATCAGCGCTTTTCACGCGGATATAATATGTGTGTCCCGGCTGCAGCAGCACCTCCCTGTCGATGGTTACAGAGTTTGAGGCCCCCGAAACGACCCTGCCGTCCTGACCGATAGGCGGGACAACAGGATCCCACGGCAGACAGCCGAGTGAGTCGATGCCGGCGTCCCAGGTGGCAGTCCGGGTTAAAAAACGATTGCGGTTGAGCGCCCGGTTGCCGTGCTTTATGGCCTCGGTGCGAGAGGTGCATCCTATGAGCGTCAGTTGCGTCTTTTTGATTTCCTGCGTGGTTTCATCAAAATCCGCCGCCGGCATCTCGATGGTGGTGCGTTTGTGGCTGTTCTCCGCGTCCCAAAACGTGACTTCGACGGAGTTGGCCCGGTCGTCCATAGACAGGTACTCCTCGGAGTAGGACTCCCGCATTGTGTTGCCGGCATTGAAGATAAAACTCTGCACGGGATAATCCACCTCCCGATCTACAAAACAGGTTGCTATGGCTCCGGTCTGGGCGACCGACCCCTCACCCAGGAGACCTATCATATCAAGGGCTTTGCGCAGGTTAATAATTGAGTCGCTGTAGATATTGCAGTGATAGCCTTTTGTCTCGCACCAGGCCGCCCAGGCGGAGAAATCGGCATAGACTATGCGGCTGTGAGGCAGGCCGCCTGCGTAATCACTGTTATGCAGGACATCCCACGCCCACCAAGCCGGATTATTGGCCGGTTTGTCTTCATAGGCGGCGCCCGTCCAGACGGAGACGTTGGCACGGGTGGCGATAAACGACACTGTGGGTAGCCCGCCGGATAGTTTGTCGGTGGCCAGCGCCCGCAGAGCAAACAGCGCCGTGCCGGGGTAGGTGAAATCGTCGTAGATAATCTCTTCAATATACTCGATCCAGACGTCGTTGGCATAACGCGAGCCGGAAGGCGGCGCAATGCCGTCCTGAAACCTGACTCGCACCTCATACGCGCCGGCGGGCAGCCTATCTATATAATATACCCGCCTGAGGGGGCTGGTCTGGCTGCCGGTGATCTGCACATGTTCAGACGCCAATGTTCCGGCAGCGTAAACCGTGCTCTCAGCGGTCACCCAGGACCATTGCCACACAGTGCGGTTAGAGCGCAGCACGATATCTGGGATTGCGGGCACGCCTACGATCTGCATCCCCCCGCCCGGCGCATAGGGATCGCCCTCCACATGATCCGCCGGATTTCCGGAACCCTGCTCAAATTCGATATATATCGTGCTATTATATCCCCACAGTCCCGTCACGTCCCTTTTATATCCGCCGCTCCAACGGCCGGAGCTGACAGTTGTCAGCGTCGCATTGTACGTCCGCAACACCGGCGTCCAATCCCCAGCGCCTGTCGTTCTGTATTCGATATCGAGATTGACGCTTTGCTCCGCGAGGCTCCCGTTGTCGGCGGCATAATAGAGCCCCTTGGGCAGCGTCAGGGCGATGCCGAGCCCTTCCACGGCGTTGCCGTCCGTCTCCGCCGTCGTCCAGCCCGTGCCGATCTTCGTCCCCACGGTTTTTGCCGATCGGGTGTCATGGAAATACTGGATGACGGACTGATCGATATCGCCCAGCCGGTATTCCCAGGTCAGGCCGTCGTCTTCGCTTTGCGCGGCGGCGTTGCCGTTGATCTCGATTGACGTCTCGTCGATAGAGTCTATTTTGTGATCAGCGACGGCATAGAGAATATTCAAAAATTGCTTGTCGCCGACTGTCTCTACATATTTTCCGATGATCGGCGGCGTGATGCGGTGCGTGCCGTGCAAAACCGGCCAGGGGACGCCCTCGGTGTCTGCATTCCCTTCTACGTTCCAGCCGTACGTGGCGGAGTTGGAAAAATCGGACGTCTGGCCGGTAGGGTCGGCCAGGTTGACCGGCAACAGGGCGTTGACGAGGAGGGAACCGGTCATCATGACCGCGGCGCCTGCAGCGATGCCGGCGTAAGCGGCGGCTCCCGTCGCACCTGCATATGTACCCGCGCCCCAAGCCCACGCGCCACCGGCTGCATACGCACCCACCCCATATGTTACGGCCGCGGCCACAACAATCACGGCGATCATCGCCACTATCCGCAGGACGTTGCTGCCTCCGCCTCCACCCTGGGGCACGGGGCAAATAACAACGGTCCCGGTAGGTCGGCAATTTGCCAAATCAGCCTTTTCGGATAGGATCATGCCGTTGACGTTGACGACGCAGGATTCCCACCAGTTCCCTTCGATAGGGAGCACAATGCCGTCTTTTCCGGTAATACCATCTTCCGGGGGCACAATGCGATCGCTGCGCGCTTCCGCATTATGTCCCCGCATGGAGGCCAGTATCTCCAATACCGACGTGCCGACGGCATATTCCCTGATCTCCCTGTCGAGCAGAGGATCCAGCGGGTTTCGCACGTGATTTACAATCAGCCGATCCATCGGTAATATCCCCTGATTTTGCCGGCAAAAAACCGGTCATCGATGCGCGACATCAGCACGCCCCGCCTCTCTAACATTTGTATAAATTTTTGCTCTCCGATGTATACTCCGAGGTGCCCGCTGTCCCGCGGCGCCAGCGGGTCAAGCGCAAGAATCACGGCGCAGCCTTCATGCGGAACTTCAAGCCGCTCCCACTTGCCGCTTTTTATTTCCCCCTCGATCAGTCCGGATACGACCTCTGTGGCATGCTCCGCCACGTCCGTATCCTGCACGTTATGGCCGTACCGGCGCATTACCTCCAGGAACAAACCCTGGCAATCGTAAATACCCGCGCCCCTGCCGCCAGGCTTAAATTGCGCTCCGTAGAGATCTAAAAGCGTCACCTTAGCCAACTTCAATGCCCCCCTTGCCCACTCCCGGCGCTCCGCCAAACCTGGTTGAATTTCCCAACGCCCGGCATGCGGACAGCGTATGCGAGCAGGACGTTCCCGCGCCCGTATAGCCGCAACGGACGGCTTTGAACCGAAAACGGCAATGATTTTTCAATATCCTGTTCAATGGGTACCGGCGCGTAAAATAATTCGGCGCGCCCAGGGTAAACGTCGCCCAGCGGCTGCTTGATTTGGGCTGCTTCAGCTCAAATAAATATTCCACCTCCGGAGCGGCGTTGCCGTCGTCGTCAATAACCGCCTTGTTGACTACATAGATATAGATCTCAACCGGGGTGTAACCGTTGGCCTTGGTGTAGGCGTCATAATCCCTCAGGTAGGCGTCCATCACCCTGTTGACATTGGCAACGCGCAGATCCACGCGAGGGATTTCGCCCGTGGACTGGTCGGTAATTTCGTCAACCTCAAAATTGAATGCGCCCCACATTTCGCCCTGCCAGGTCAAATTTTGGCTATCGCTGACAATCCTCAGCGGTTCCGCCACGCCGGGTATCGTGATCTTCAAACATACCAACGTAATGGCGCCGCCTGCGAGTTTGTTCTTTTCCTGAATAGCGATGGAGCTCAAAAGCAGCGGCACCTTACTCTCCTAAAAAGGGCGCAAAATATTCCGGCAATGTTTTATAATAGGCATGGGTGAACCAGGCTTTAAGTTCCTTCGACTGATCATCGCCCAACACGACGATCTCCAGATATTTGCGCATGATTTCGTCTACCAAGGACTGCACCGGCTCACCGAACAACAACGCCGCCTGACGCTTCTGATGCAGGAAATTCCAGCCGCTGCTTTCCGCGCGCGGCTTGCCGTATGCCTGCACCTCGAAAACAAAGCGCATCATGGTATCGTAAAAGAGGTGGCGCCGCTCCAGCAGGAAATGCCGATGCTGATCCTCCATTATCTGCTGTTGGCGATTAGATATTTGCATTTGCCGGGCAGCCACCCACACGTTGAGTGCGGCAATCAAAGCGCCTATGATAACGATGTATTCCATAGCTCCTCCTATACTTCCTCAATCGGACATTGGACATCCGTGCGCCCGCCGGCTGAGCGCCATTTTGATTTGACCGAATCGGCAGAAAATACGCATGTATGAACAGCGGAGGTAAGAGGATGCGTCCAGGTGAACATGCAGCCCTGATTCGCATCAAAAAATGCTTCGAGCGCCTGATAATCAGACTCGTTTTCCATCAGGCTCCAACTCAACGGCCATTTCCTCCGTCCACGCGATGCCCGCGGATAGACCTGCGGATAATTCGCCTCAAATTCGGTCCTGGTCTGGGGTTTGTAAAATTCTTCTTCCAGACCCTCGTCGGGCGGCGGCAATGTCGATGGCCAGGCATTCATAGTTATCCTCGTTATCCTCCCAACATGGTGCGCAGGCCGTAGGCGTTGCGGTTGGCCGCATCCATCCACAGAGTGACGATTAATTCCTGCGCGTCAAAAGTTGCTTTGGAATTGGATACTTTCATTTCCTGCCCGCTTTGGTTGACAATATTTACTTTGACCTCTTGAGGAGCGCTGTTTTTGCCGGTCGCCGCCAGGCCGAGGGCTTTCATCTGCCCGGCGGTAAATACCCCCTCCCCCTTTTGCAAAACGGCGGGATATTCATCGGCGGCAAACCCGCTGTGGAAGCGGGGCGCGCTGGAAAAAGCAATGTTGGGGACGATGCGGTAAAAGGTCGGAGGCTCCGCGCCCGGCACGCCACCGGCGTGTTCCCCGAATGAAATGACGCCGGTGGTGTTACAGGTGGCGTTGCCGCCAAAGTAGCTGCTGATAAGGCCGCCCAGCCCTGAGGCCAGCGGGCCGGTGACGCTCTGCTGTATCGAGATCCGGATCATGTCCCTGATGATGGAGTTGGCCAAATCGGCGAAACTTACCTTGCCGGTCATGACAAAATCCGTCAGGGCATCGGTCATACCGTCGAATGTTTCGCGGACGACGCCGTCTATTTGGGTGGACATATCGGATGCGTCGGCGGCTACCTTTTTCAGTGATAGATCAAGCGCACCGGCAATATCAGTCTGCTTTGATTGTTCCTGCAGATCCCGGAGGGCTTTTTGATATTCCACGACCTTTTCTGTCTGCGTGCGCCATGCCGTAGGATCTTTCAGTGGATCTATCGTCCGCAGATATTCTTTCTGCGCGGCGATCATCCTTTCCGTTTCGACGATTTGCTCACGAATGGCAGTGGCTTTATCGATCTCATGGTATTTTTCGGCCACCTCGATGTCGGTCAGTCGCGCCTGGATGTCAACTTCTTGCCCCGCCCGGCGCTCCTCATTGACTTTTTTAACCTCTTCCGCAGTTTCCTTGGCGCCTTTTTCAATGGATTTGTTCGTGGCGTCTTCCTGTTTGAGCGCGTCCTCCGATGCTTTGGCCTGTTCCGCCAGATATTTTTTATACCAGTCGGCAACCGCCTGGTTTCCCTCGGTATCCTGCGCCAGGCCAATCCGTTTCAATTCGGCAGGCTGCTTGACGGTCGGCAATGCTTTAATCTTTTCCCGGAGGCCCTCGTACTTTTTTCCGATTTCAATTATTTTTTTGTCGAAATCATCAAGCCCGGCACTTGCGATAATGGCGTTCAGATTACGAGCATCATCGCTCCAGGATTCCCATGCCTTTTGGGCTTTTTTTGCGGCTGCTGCACCATCTTCCGCTGCTCCTGTCGATGTGCCCGCCGCCAACCTCCTCTTTTCTAAAGCATCCTCGGTAGCCTTCGCCGCCGCCTTCCCAGCATCGGTAAGAGAATATTCGAGGCCGATCTGTTTTTTGGCGAGGGCTTCGAGTGCCTTGTCGGTGGCCAGGTATCTGCGCTCATATTCCATATTTGCGCTGGCTGCCGCTTCGAAACGCTTTGTGCTGCTTTCCACGCCCAACGCAGCACCGGGGCCATAAAGCAACATTTGTGCGGATGTCATGGTTCCGCCGATCTTGTCGAGCAGCATCCCCATCCGCATAAGTTCGGCTTCAACGCTGATGATCCCGATCCTGAAATTTACCCCCCATGCCTGTATTGCCTCTTTGTTGCCCCCGCTAAGTTCACCGTTCAGGTCGACCAGTGCTCCGGTTATGCCCTCGATGATTTCACTAAGTGCCGGAGTAAACACGCTTCCGGCCAATACTTTTAAATTTTCAAAATGTCGCGGCAGAGACATGACCTGCTTCCCTGCGGTCTCCATTGCGGCGGCATAGGTGCCGGTGATCTTTTCGCCTGCCTCAAATGCTGCATTCATGCGGATATCGGCTTTTTCCGCTTCTGTGAATGATGTTGTGGCTCTACCCGTCTCCTTCGCCACTTTTGCATAACTTGTTTCAAAATTGACATTGATACCAATAGTTCTGAGCATTTCTGTTTGTGCAGACTGGATGCCGTAAACCAACCGCTGAAACGCTTCGGAGGAGTTTATGTTGCCGATAACGGCGGCATCCTGGGCGACACGGGCAAGTTTTGAAGATTGATTCAAATCGAGTTGTGCTTGTACCATGCGGGTGAGGGATTGTCTGGATTCCGTCATTGATATGCCGGTTTTTTGCAGCCCCTGGGCAAATGATTCCATCTGCGCCCCAGTATAGCCCGCATTGTTCCCTACGACGCGCATGACCACACCCAGGGTTTCATAACGGGCAGCCGCCATAGTAATACCGCTCACGCTCTGCACGACCTGTTCGACGGCGTACAATGCAGCCGCTGCGCCGACGGCTACGGCCATCCAGTCTTGCTTCAACGCCGCGAGCAGGGCGCTGCCGGATCCGGATGCCGTTTTGGTAGCGTCATCCATGCCCTTTATTGATCTATTTAGATCATCGAATGCGGCCTGTGTCTTATTAACCGCCTCGATGATGAGTTGTACTTTTTGATCAGCCATTTATGAGCGTTTTCCCCTCTTCCGTGAGCACGTTGATCTGTCGGCTGCAGGTGCTGCAATTATCTTTTTTTGCTGCCTTGCAGGACCGGCAGTACTGGTCCTCCTGCGTTTCTCCGCCGCTCTTGCCGAACAGCGCCTCCAGCCACCAGTACCGCTGTTTCAGCGCCGCTTTTGCCCAATCCTGGGCATCGGCCAGCGTTACGCCCCAGACGATGGCGTCCCGCTTTGTAATGTCTCCGTTGCTGAGGATGACGCAGAGCTCTGTGAGCCATCCCCCGTCTTTGGCATCATCCCGCCGATTGCGCTCATGAGTCCCGCTATCTTCTTTAAAATCAAAGGGAGCGGGTTGCAGATAAAAAAATCATCTACAATTTCCACCGCCATCTCCGCCGTGATGGCATATTTGATTTTCTCGGCCAATGCCGCCAGGTCCTTATCCTGCGGCGTTTTCCCCTCTTCCGTGAGCACGATGGCCAATGCCGAGGATAGTTTGCTACCCAGTGCGGTGATCATCCCTATTGCGCCGGCGTTGAGCGGCAGCATCGTTTCTTCCAAGAGGTCGAAAAGCTGCTGAAATTGCCCCAATACTAAGGGCGTTTGGACATACGTCCTGCCGCCAATCGCATAGGAATGCCGGGGGCGTTTAGAAAATGTCTGACGAATTTTGTCGCCGATTACGTTAAACATGCAGCAGCCTCCTTAAACTCTCGTCGCTATTAAAACGTTGCAATCGGGCTCAGCAGCACCATGCGCAGGGCTGAGGCGTCGGCATCGACATTGAAATAGGCCTCGAATCCCAATTCCACCAGCAAGCCGGTCGGCCCGGAAATTACCGGCGACTGGGGCTTGAAAACCATTTCGTCCATATAAAAACTCAGCTTCTCGTTGCCCGCTGACGCTCCCGTGCCGGCGCCCTTGGCGAAATGCAGCGCCAGCGTCGTTTCCGTATTGGCCAATGCCAAGGCGTAGAGGGTTGTGTCCTCGAATAGACACTTGATATTGCCCGTGATGTTCGCCAGACCCTCCCGCAGGGCGCGCCGTTCGCCGGCTCCGCCAACCGCAAACGTGTTGCCGTCCAGGCTGTTGGTCAGGGTAAAATCATACTCCGTAACTACAGCCAGGGATGTGCCCCCCTGCTTGATGTCCCCCTCGAAAGCATCGAAAGAGGTATGGCCATTGTCGGTAGCGGTCGCGTCGAAGGTGGCGCCGCCGATTGTCTCCTTAGCGCCCATCAGGGATACAGAGCAGTCGATTTGCCCTTCCGTTTTACCGGAGAGTTTGAAACTCTGCACCTTGCAGCCGTTGTAGAGAAAATATTTGGCCGCGGCGAGATCGACAAATTGCTTTTCGATGCACATGCCGGCGGGCAGAGCGCCGATCTTATACGTATGCGTATAGGGAGCGGATGCGCCGGAAACGCCATAACTGCCGAATATGTGCTTGAAGAGCCGGCCGTACTGTGGCGACAATTCGAAATTGATGTCTCCGGCAACATCCATATTGCCCCGTGCAGGTTGCTGCGGATTGCGGTTTGATCGGATAGTCTTGGAGGAAGATAAGCTCCGGGAGAGCCGGAGCGACTCGCTTACAAACGGGAGCGCCATCGCATCCGGCGATACGGGCGTGGTTTTATAGGTTGTTTCCGTGTCAAAAATGAGCGCGGCATTGGCGCCTGATTGCTGAGACATATTTTATACCTCCTTCTTTCCCTCTTCCGCGGCGGCAGTTGTCTGCGCAGCCTCCGCCACGGACGTCCGGCTGCGCGCCGGAGCGGGTTCCTTCCATTCCTTGAGCCTGCCCTTGGCAAGCAGCAGCGCCGCCAAATCGTCCGGGACGTCCTTCGGCACGCCGAGCCGAAACTGCCCGGCGACGCCGCAGCCCATTACGAGCGGCCCCTCGTCATAATACAGTTTTTTCATAAACCCTCCTTTTATGGCTCCGGTTCCGGAACCGGCTCTATGGCAATAATTTCCGTTTTTAGGCGGTAGTTGAGGCCATAAACCAGCAACCCGCCCTCCGCCATCACCAGATCCTCACGGACAGGCCAGAGCCAGCCGTACGGGCTAATCTGGTGGCCGATGAGATAGTTTCTGACCGCCTCGATGATCGTGTAGGCTTCGGACGCGCCGGCGTCCCTGCTCTTGAGATTTTTGGAGACCAGGACGATGAGGAAGTCCATCCGGTGATCCGCACGGTTTATCCCGACGACTTTTTTCTCGTCAAACTCCGCGCCCTGATAGATCACGTTTAAGGCCGGCAGGCGCTGGGGGGTCTTGAGAAGATCCTCGACATCGCCCTGCCAGACGCCGACGCTACCCACGCCGGTGATTTTCAGCAGTTGTGTTATGATGGCGTCCTGAATAGTTTCGATCATTTAAAATCCGTCCATTTTGCTGCGTGTGAATATCCGTGCATTTGAATCCATACTCACGGCGTTATCCGTATTAGCCTGCGCCGGAGTGGACGCGCCCAGGCTAATCGTTCCCGCCGCCACTTTTTCCAGAAACCTGACCGCCTCTTTGTTCCGTTCTTTCCGCACCTCCGGCATCTCCAGGTCGCTGTGCGAGTAGAGATTATAAACGGCGATGTCCACGCTGATCTGGGTAATTTTCGGAGGAACCGGAGATAGCGGCAACGTGTAACGTCCCTGGCAATAGGCATCGATGGTGGCGTCGGCATCGGCAATGGCGGCGGTCACTTTATCGTCGTCTATTTCACCTTCGCCGGCTTCGTCTGTGAGCTGGATCAGCGCCGCCTCGTCGATCCGGTCAAGGATGTTTTCCTGGGTGCAGTAGGGCATTATTTGTTGCCTTTCTTCGCCGGTTTAGCCGCCTCTTTGCCGCTTTTATCCGCATCTTCCGTGGCGGTTCCGGCTTCCCCTTCCTTATCCGGGATCTCGTCGACAATCAGCATGGTGTCCGTTCTGAGCGCCGCCAGTTGTTCCTCGCCGAATCTATCGTTCGGATATTCCGTTGGTTTCGAAGGATGGGCAACACCGCACCGCCGAAATCCGTCTTTTTTGCTCGTGATTCTGATCATGTTTTTATCCTTTCCAGGGCGGGGATGACCCCGCCCCACAGGTTGTTTTATTCGCTGCGCAATTACGCCAGCCAGGGCACGACCACCAACTTTGCTGAATTGAACCATTCATTGCTCTCGCCGCCGGCCAAGTTCTGTTTCTCGATAATACCTTTGCCCGCACTCTCGTTGGTTCCACCGACGATCAGATGCGTCGGTTTGATGCCGAGGGGCGTGTCCCCGTTGCCGTCGTCGCGTTTGAGCCCCATCATAGACGCCCGGCCCGCCAGGTAATTAGTCAGATTCAGGGTATTCTTGCTCCCATAGGCGAGTTGCCAGAGACCAAACCCGACATTTTTACGGTCATCGACACCATAGATAAATTTTTTGCGCATGAATGCCGCATCGTCGGTGGGTTTGTCGAGGGCCACGAATTGTGGAGACTTGCGCCGCTGGAGGATGACAGGCTTGATCGGGCGGGAGAGATCCACCAAGAACCAGGGGTTGCCTGAACCGCCGCCGTCATTGCTGACGGACGCGCCGTTGACCGGATGATCGTCATCGAAGAAATACTGGCCGTCGTAGCAGAGGGTACTGAACCCCGCCGCGAGCAACGCCCATACAAGGATGTCCGGATGCTCTTTGGCCGCCTGGGCGAGTCCCTGGATCATGGGCGTATAGACCCCGATCTGGTCGTCGTCGATATCGTCGCGATCCACGCCGATGGTGGATTCGAACGATTTGTTAGCAATCGTATAACTGAAGGCGGAAAGGTCCTTAATAACCCGGTCGCCCAGCCATTCCTTCATTTGCGGAAATTCGCCAAGCCATTTATAATCCACGCTCCGGCCGGTCGATGGGACGGTCATGGCGATAAGATCGTACATCGATGCCACGCCATCGAACGCCTGTTTGAAAATCGTACTAAATGATTTGTAAATACCCTGCATGTTTGCCTGATTGATGATCATGATATGCCTCCTGTATGCTCAAAATGTTATGGCGGTTACGCCGTCAAAAGCTTCCTCTTGTACTCGATCCATGCGCCATAGATGTACACCGCATCGCCGTCGTTCGTTCCGCCCAGAATAAGCACGACTGTAAGCGCGCTCGGCGAGGCCAGAAGTCCGTCGAGGCCGCAGGTGAACGTCAGTTCCGTCCCGGCGGCCACAATGGCTTGCGCAGCGGTGTCCTGAATGTCCGCATTGGCCACGTCGCCCGCCGCCACCGGGAACACTTCGCAATCCAGCGTCAGGGCGTCATTGTCGGCATCCTTCCCGGCCAGGACATGCACATGAAGATCGGCAGACACATCGATGTCCTGCGGCAGCGGCACGGAAAACCCCAGCGTTTCACCGGACGTGCAGCCCACCGGGATATCGATCACGATTTCCTTGTTGGCAAGTTGCGCATAGCCTGCAACTGTCGTCGCCTGCTTGGTCAGCGCGGTACCGTCTTCCATCGTGATCGCGCCCAGTGGAACGGGCACGGTACCCTGAATTGTCTTAAGCCCCTGATAAATCTCTTGTAATGCCCCTTCCACTTCGGACTGGGCGGTGAAGGTGCCCGCGTCGGCGATAGAAACGGCCGAGGCCGCATGGGCGGCTGTAGGATCGGCGATGTGCGTCGCCACATCAGCCTGTCTGATGGCAGGTTCAATGTCCACCCAGCCATGAGTGGTGTCGATATAGGCGGCGATGTTGCCGCAGAAAATATTGTAAGTGACGTTGCCGGCAACATCGACAAGGTTGTCGTCCTTGAGAAAGACATTGTCGCCGACATTGGCGATGGTGATGGCCGTCGCAAATGTCATTTTAAAGAGCCCGCGCCGCCTCACCAGCACATTGATGTCGCCGTCCTGGCCGTTCGTATTATCGGCATATTCACGGGCCACGCCCATGAAAATCAGACCCGATACGTCGCCGCCCTTAACCGCGTAGCCCGCGGCATTGACGCATACGTTCGCGCCGGCATAAATTTTATCGCCGTCATCGACGGGGATGGAAAGTTCCACCCCCTCGGTGTATTCTATTTTTTTATCAGCACTTAAATCGCCCATTTGAATTCTCCTTTCGGGATTTGTTACTTGTTATATTTCTTGTATGTCTCCTCATCGACGCCGCAGAGCTCATTGATCGAGCGCTGGACGTTATCCAGGGCACCTGCCGGCGCATCTTTGGCCACGATGATGCCGTCCACGGGGATCACACTGCCCGCCGGGCGGGACAGGACGATCAGCCGAAACTGCTCTGGGTTTTTCAGGGCCAGATCCCTGCCCCATTTGTCGAGCTCGTCCGGGCTGGTTTTGCCCTCCTTCAGGGCGAGTTGCACGAGATCGGTTTGCTCCATCGTGGAGATCTTCTGTTTCAGTGCCGCCACTTCGTGAGAGAGCTGGACCGCGACGTCGCCCGGCGCTTTCAGGGAAGCGACGATCCGGACAACATCGTCCTTGCCGGCGTCGGCTTTTGCTCCCAGCGCATCCAGGACTTCTTTGCAGGCCACCAGACCCATTACCTGGTTCTCCAGATCCTTGGCCTTGTTGACCGACAGCGTTACTGCCTCGATGATCTTGTCCTCGGCGGCGTCGCCCGTCAGTCCCAATAATTTCTTCAGCTTTTCAATCATGTTTCCCTCCTTTTCTCCTTGATTTATCGTTGTTTTTGATGCTTGCTGCCACTTTGCAACAAGCGGCTTCAGGTTGTTTATTGCCGGGGTATTCGTGAGGGCGACATTGACCAGCATTTTCACCCGTCGATCCTGCCGACCGTAAAACAGGACGGGCGAAAAATAGCGATATTCCCGGCTCTCCAGATATTCCTTTGCTTTTTTCGTCCACTCCACGACGGCCCAGAGCCCTTCGCCTCCCTTCCAGACCAGATTCGAAATCCAACCCGCTGCCGGAGACTCTCCATCCGCCAGGGTCTGATGCTCGTAGTCGATAACCATGTCGTTGCCTCGGGCGCTAAAGGCTGCGATAATTTCCGCCGCCGCCGCCGCGTCGCAATATACCGGCTCTTCCCCGACAACCTCGATTTTACCTTCCGGCAGCACCTGAAACTCTGTGGGTGCGCCACCGGTCAATTCCTTCAGAATTGCTAATATAATATCCATAGGTTATCTCCTCCCCATGATCCATTCGTTGATGATGCCCAATAGCTCATCGCTGTTTTCCCTGCTCAGTCCCAGGAAGGGGCGGGCGGGAAGAACCGAGCCGGGATGCTTCACCGATTTCACCGGATGTCCCGCCCCCGGCCAGAACAATGCTTTTTTGTTTCTGGGACGGATGATATGCGCAGCCGTTCTGCCACCGAAATGATGGATGGCCGCATAAATCTTGTTTGTGCCGATGGCCACGGCATTGTTTCCGATCATCTGAGCCCGGATACTGTCCCGGAGCTGATCGGAGACGCGCAATGTGCCGCGTCGTTTCGGGTTCGGCGTTTTCGGTTTTACCCAAGGCGTTCCGTCCGGGGCGGGGCCTCCAGCCTCAAAGCGCTTCTTGGTCTGCTCGACAATTCGGTCGCCGATGGCCTTCATAATGGGCGACATATTCGACACGCGAGACGATATTTCCCGCAGGCGTTCCCGGACAGCGTCGGCGCCGTCCATTTTTATGGTGATTTCAGGCATTAAAAATCCCCTTGCAATTTAAAAAAATCATGTTACCTTTCAGTTAGCTGGTCTGTCGGGGCCGCACCCTCAACCGGCAGGCAAGGCCGTACGTCCGTGCGGGGGCGTAGCAGGCTCTTATTCTTGCGCAACATAAACCAGTCTTCCCGATCTCAACCGCGCTCCTTGCAGCTTCTCCGTACGAATAATATCAAACGCGTTTACTTGTTCCTTCACCGTATCCGCCAAAACGCCCACTATGCGCCCCTTGCCAATTTGATACGCTTTCACATACCGCTTGCGGAGATATACCCGACCGCTGTCCACATACTGGATAAATCCGACCCAAACTTCCTGCGAATTTTCAATAATATCCGGGATCAATGGGAAATATTGTTCTCTCCCGTCCCATCGTTTCGGATCCTCGATGATGTGATCAGCCACGGAGGCCGTAACACTTACATAATCACCAAGTTTGTCCTGATAGACCCCCTCCGGTACTGACGCGCGCAGCGCCTCGATATCTCCTGCACGTATTCTTGGAGCTAATTCAACAGGGGGAGTATCGCCGGTTAATTTTGCCGGTAAATCGGGATATTGATCGTACCGCCACGGGCCAAGCTCCCGAAACTCTCCCGATTCCTGCACCCAGCTTTTGCCGAAGGCCGCTTCCCCCACGTTGTAGTCCCAACCCTTGTCAATCCCCACCGGTGCGCCGGTGGCCGGATCGATGGGCGAGGGAGGCGCTTCGCCCTTGCCATCCTGCTGCGCTTTGGCATATTCACTGCGCGTCGATCCGAATACACGGCATTTGCAACCCCAGCCGCAGGGCGGATAATGGGTGTGCCACCAAGGATCATCCGCGGGCAACGTTAGGCCGTCCCAGGCCAGGTGCTCCGGCCTCGGGACCCGGCTGTCGCCGTGCGTGTACGTCAGATACGGCAAGACCTGTAATTGCTCCGGATCCGTGAGCTGTGCCCAACGGCCGGCGGCATAGGCCGTCCGGATATTTGTCGAGTAGATCAGCTCGCTCCGCCAGTTGCGCGAACCGTTGTAACTCCAGCCGTGCGTGGAAACGATCCGGTCGAAATCCTTCCGGAATTCTTCCAGCGTCGTTCCTTTCGTGATGGCCTTGTCCACGGCAGTACGGAAATCGGCAAGCAGATCATCCTTGTAAGCACCAGCCACCATAAACCCCTTCGCATGCTGGTCTTTCCAGAGATCATCCCACTTGCGTGTCGGGATGTTCAGCTTGCCCTGGAAGAACTTTTCCTGTTCCGCAAAGGGCAGACTAAAAACAATCGACAGTTCTGCGTCAATAGCCATTGGCGACCTCATACCGGCCTGATGCGTCGGCGATCATCATGGCCTGAGCTATAATGGCGCCCAGCTCGGCCGGTTCCATCTCGCCGTAAAGATCGATAATGCTGTCCCGCAGTTCCTCAAGCGTTGTTGCCTTTTCAACCAGGCGTTTCAACGGGGCAATTAGCGCATCGCCCGGCGCCAGGGCCTGCTGCCCCAGCCTTTCGGCGATCATATCGGCGGCGTCAATTTCAGCCGTTTTAAGGGCGTTTTCCACAGCAGAGGCTATAACGACCCTCATGTCGGGGTGATCGCAGGGATTTGCCCGGTAACGAGCCGCGAGGGGGGCGTTTACGTCTGCCCTTCCGGGGACAGTCTCCGATCCCTGTGGGCTTCCGGATACTGTCCCCGATCCCGGAAAAGATTTCACGGGAGCGGCTAAAACTGTCTCTCCCTTTTTCGGCATGGGGATCTTAAATCGCTCCGAAACGTGCTCGGCAGCAATCGGCTGGCCTATTTCGGACGCGCCCTTGTAAACGTTCATGAGTTTTTCCAGATCCTCCGGGCGCTCATAAAGCAGATTGAACCAGGGCAGGGGCGTATCCCAGCCGAAGTTATAGCCCACCAACGGCCGGATGATTTGATAACGGATTGTTTTCCCAAGGCTTTCGGCATCCGCCTTGATCAGGTCATGGCGGACTCTGTCCTGAGCGTCTTCATTGCCGAGTTTTCCGGGCGTTCCCTCCGTGGTGGCCGTCTGGCCCAGAATTGCCTTGGACATCTGCGCGTCGCAAAAATTAGCCAGGCTCTCGTAGATATTGTTGGTGCCTGAGTTTTTTACGGCCTCGACAAACTCGATCTCCGTGTTTTTGCTGATGATCCCTGCCGCGTCCGATCCCAGGGACTGGATCGCGGCAATCAGGGCGTCCTTATCGGCCGTGCTTGCCCCGGAATCGTATTTGCCCAGCCGGAGGGGCATCCCAAAGACCTCGGCGAAGGCCACCCAGTCTTTAATCCCATAGTTTTTGAACAGATACATCCAGGCGCAGACGCGCAGAATGCCGGCGCGGGTATCATAGCCGGAACGCGC